GTTCGCGGGTCGTGATAAGTACGACACAGTTAGCGAAGGCGTGTTTTGCTGAGTATACGGAGATGGTTGAGGCGTTTGGGGCGGGTCTTGGCGTAAGGTTCAAGGAGAAGGGTTATGAGTGATGATGTGGTCACTATTTCGCGGCGAGAATACGAGCAGCTTCTTAAGGATTCTGATTGGCTGTCCTGCTTAGAGGCTGCTGGCGTGGATAACTGGGAAGGGTTTGATAATGCCAGGGAAATGTGGGCGGAGGAATGTCATGAGTGAGTGGATTAAGTGGAAAGGCGGGGAGTGTCCTATCAGTGAGGGCGCAAGGGTTGATATAAAGTTTCGTGATGGGGGTGTTTCGGAACACGGCCACGCTGGTTTGCGTTGGGATCATATTGGTTTGTCTGGAGATATCGTTGCTTATCGCTTATCAGAAACTCATAAAGAAAGCGGTGCGTTATCTGAGCAAATCGGCGGGGATCATTACAAGCAATTCAAGATTCAGCCGGTAGAGTACATACACGCTAACGGGCTAGGCTTCTGTCAGGGTAATGTCATCAAGTATGTTACTCGCTACAAGGACAAGGGCGGCGTGTCTGATCTGGAGAAGGCCAAGCACTTTATCGACTTGTTGATTGAGCTAGAGAAACGTGAAGGATGAGGCGCGGATAGATGGCTTGATCTGCTTGCTTGTGGTCATATTGTCTATCGTGACTTACTTGGTGATAAATGAAAACTAAGTTACGCGAGCTGGCTAAAGAATGCCCTCACTGTATGGGCTGCGGCCTAGAGAATCCTAACGGAAATCTGCTCTGTCTTGCGCATAGTAACTCGCTGGCTGATGGTCGTGGGGCGTATCACAAGAGCAATGACTTGTACGGGGCTTACCTATGCCACGAGTGCCACCAAAAGGTGGATATTGGGCATGGATGGGATAAGCCAAAGAAGCGCGAGTTCCATAATTTGGCATGGATAAAAACTATGAGATGGTGGATAGACGGCGGTCATGTTAAACCGTCATAAGGAGATTGAGTGACCACACACGCGGTTATTCCTGATACGCAGCAAAAGCCCGGAGTTGATTTCTCTCATATGACATGGGCTGGCGAATACCTTGCAGAGAAGCGCCCTGATGTAATCATCCATATGGGCGACCATGCGGATATGCCGAGCCTCAGTGAGTGGGATAAGGGTAAGAAAAGTTACGAGGGAAGGACGTACAAGGCAGATATAGAGGCTGCTATAGAGTCCATGGAGTTGTTCCTTGCTCCAATCAGACGCGAGCAACGCAGGCGGGTTATCGGCAAAAAGAAGCAATGGAATCCGCGCTTGGTCATCACATTAGGCAATCACGAAGATCGCATAAGCCGCGCAGTAGAGGCAGACAGAAAGCTGGAGGCGACTATATCTCTTGATGACCTGAAATACAGGGAGATGGGTTGGGAAGTAATCCCGTTCCTTCAGCCGATTACGATAGATGGGGTTTCATACTGTCACTATCAGACTTCGGGGGAAAAGGGTAACGCTATATGCTCTGCTGATGCTCTGGTGAAGAAAAAGCATATGTCGTGTGTTGTTGGGCATAACCAGAAAACCCAAATATCCATGACAGAAAGACGTGCCGATGGAGTTCCGTTGATCGGATTGTTTTCAGGGATTTATTACCAGCATGACGAGAAATACTTGGGGCCGCAAGGGAACATTCAACACAGACAAATCTGGTTAAACCACGAAGTAAAGGACGGTTTCTTTTACCCCATGCCGGTTTCTCTGGAGTTCCTGAGAAAGAAATACTCATGACCTGCTCAGGCTGCATTCACGAATGGAAGCGCGGCGCAGAGTGGCGTTGCGGGTTGGGCGAAAAGCACGGTATCAGGTGTACTTATTGGCGGTTAACTCCTAAGAAAAAGGGCAAGAAATGACGATAGAAATACTTGACTGTTTGCTAATCGTAGCGGGGGTGATGGCGTGAGCGAAGTGACAACGTTGAAGCAGTTAATGATTGATGCGGCTCGGTATAGGTGGTTTCGGGAGAACTCAAAACAGTTTGTTGATAACTTTCTGGTTTGTGTGGATGAAGATAAGGGCGAATATGTTGGCGACTCTAGGCCGGAGTTCATTGATATATGCATTGATAGAGAGCTGGAGCTGGAGAATTACGCGTCAGGCCTTGGGCTTAACCGTGAATAACGACTTCACGGCGGGATTCATTATGGGCTTAGGTCTTGCGTACATTATCGCTTTTATGGCTTGCGTAGGAGGTTGATTGGAAACAGAAACTCTAATGCTGATGCTTGGCTTGGCTTTCGGGAGTGGCGTGGCGTTCGCTTGTGCAGTTATGACGGGTTTAATGTGGTGGCACAGCCTATGACTGTTAACGGAGCATTGCGGAATTGGGCATCATGGGTTTATCACGGTTGGGATGTAAACGACCCCGAGTTGCAACATAGTCTGACATACGCTGTAGCTGTCGATCAACTTATGCACAACATGGGATGGCGTGAGCGTAAGGCGATAGCAGGCAAGTATCTCTGTGAGCTTGTTCATTGGCGTCAGTCAGCGTTAGTCAACGCACAGCGGATCGTGGGGCGAGGGTTGAGGAAGCGTAAGTTAATAGGTTGACAAATATGTCAGTATGTGATACACTTATGTTTGTAACGTTGATAAAGGAGACATTAATTGGCGCGCAAAGGGGTTGAGCATAATAGACTGCTGCTGGCTTATAACATGATGAAATCGGGACTTGGCGTATTCGAAGCGTGGAAGAGGGCGGGGGATCGCATCAAGCGCAGCAAGGCGCAGTTAAACCGTCGCAAACGTTTTGGAGATGGCTGATGAGCGTATATAAGAAGCTGCAAGAGGCGCGTGTAAGGTTCCATAAGTTGAGCCTGAAGAAAACAGGTTACAACACTTACTCTAAGTATTACTACTTTGAGTTAGGCGACTTTCTCCCATCCATTCAGCAGATATTCTATGACTTGGGGATGTGTGGCGTGGTGTCGTTTACTGCTGATGACGCGACTCTAACCATTGTTGACACGGATGACATATCAAGCAGTATTTGCATCAACTCCCCGATGGGTAGCGCACAGCTAACCGCTTGCCACAACGTGCAGAACGTGGGCGCAGTGGAAACGTACCAGCGGCGTTATCTATGGGGAACCGCAATGGAGATTGTAGAGAATGACATACTCGATTCGACAAGCGGTGGTGATGAGCCAGCAAAGAAACCGGCGCAGAGTGTGGCTACTAAGCAAGCAAGCGGAGAGACTTGCGCGGCTGTAATTAGCGCAAAGAGCAAGCATAACAGCGATTGGTTATAGGGGGATAAATGGCAAAGTTTAAGAAGGACGATTTGCTTGAGCTGGAAGATGGCGAAGCGCCGGAAGGGTTTGAGATTGTGTCTGATGGTGATTGGAGCGTGGATTGCAAGTACCAGCATAGGGATATTATCTTTTCACACGGCGGCAAGTTCTACAGACTGGTTTCCACAAGATCAGGCAGCCCATTCACTGATTACGAATACGATTCTCAGTGGTGGGATGACGAGGTGGAATGCGCCGAAGTTGAGAGTGCTGAGAAAATAACAACGTATTGGAGAGTGGTTAAGCATGGCTAAATTTGAGCAGAGAGAAAACAGCGGCGTGTTGTTTAAGAACGACAAGAAAGAAGAGGGTAGCAAGCAGCCTGACTATCGCGGAGAGGCTAACGTGTTCGGTGATTTGGTTGAGGTTGCTGGATGGCTGAAGGAGGGACAGAAGGGAAGGTTTATCAGCCTTTCATTCAAGGTTAAAGAGGAATACCGGCCAACAGATAGGGATCATGGGCCGGATCGTGATGACGGCGATATTCCGTTTTAGTGATGAATCTGCTATCACAAGACTCATCCCCCGGCGCAGATTTCTCCCCCCTAGGGGTTAGGGTCTGCTCCAAGTGTAACGAAACGAAGCGCAAGACTGAGTTTCCTAGAGCGCCATTAAGTAACAGGGGCGGCGGCTATTCGTACAGGTGCAAAGAGTGCGAGAGAGCGCGGTGCAAGGCTAGGTATCAGGCGAATAGAGATGAAGTGCTTGAGCGTTTCAAGGCTAGGCATACTGAGGTGCTGCACTTCGGGATTGATGAAAAATACGGTGACACTTGGGAATGGCTTCACGTAGCGATGGTGACGATTGGATTCATAGCGAGTGGATACCGGAGGACTATACAATGACTGAAGCTGTGCTGGCGTGGTCTATTGTCCTGATATCGAGTCTGCTGATTGTTAACCTGATAATTTGGGGGATATTGTGAAGCATAAGCATTGTGAATTGATTAAATTGTGGGCTGATGGGGCTGGGATTCAGTGGCGCAGACAAGGCTGCAATGATTGGGAAGATATTATTGATCCGTCATGGGTTGATAATATTGAATACCGCGTCAAGCCTGAGACTGTTCGGTACAGGGTGGCGATATGCCGGTACGGGCCAGAGCATTATCCGGCGCTGATACGGAGCGAACGCGACGCAGATTATATGGAAAAACATAATTCGGAGTTCGTTAAGTGGATTCACGCCGGCTGGCAAGAGACTGAGGTATGAGTCAAATACTATGGACTGTCGCGGAGTGGTTAACGCTGATAGTCATCCTCATTGCAGGCGTGTACTACGGGATCAAGCTGATTAACGGGATTATTGAGCAAGTGAGGAAACTATGATTGATGACGTACGCAAGTTCATGGATGCGGCTGATTGCACGACTGATGAGTTTAACGTGCGTCAGACTGCGTTATACATAGGGCTGCAACTTGAGGAAATGGCTGAGAAGTTGGCGGCGTTGTTTCCGGGAGACGATCTTGCATTCGAAATGCAGGTAGCCTCAAGTGAACTCAAGAGGGGCGATTGCGATTGGGCAGTCTCTTCAGCAAACCGCAAAGAACTTCTGGACGCAGACATAGACCTGATGTGGGTAACTATCGGCAGTGTTCTCTCTCAGGGCGCAGACATTCACGGCGCAATAGCTGAAGTTAACCGCTCCAATGCATCAAAGATGGTTGATGGAAAGCTACAGAAAGACGCCAACGGGAAGGTGACTAAAGGCCCGAGTTTTTCCTCACCTGACCTTACGCCATTCGTTAAATGAGCGCAATCGCTTATCAGCGTCAACTTGTAGACTTCCATAACTCCCGCGCAAAGGCTCTGCTTCAAGGCGTAGGGAGCCTTCCCAGAGACGATCTTGAGTATCTAGCTAAGTCAGTCGGCAAGATGAAAGACCGGCGGCTTATCTCTTGTGTTGCTGAGCTGATTAAGTGGAGTGATGATGATCGCGCTGAGCTTGAGACTATGATTGCTATCGGGATAGAGGCTATGCGGCTGTGCAGTCCTAGCCGTTTACGGGAAGCTGCGCGGCGTGTCGAGATGCGTTACCACTTGAGGGGTGAATGATGGATCACTACCATTACTGGCTGATTCTGTCCGCTGTATATGCTGCGCCGCAATGTAGCAAGGCCGCTGGCGCGGTTTTGTCTATGGCTGCATTAGTGGTTGCGGTGTTTGTTTGGTTTGTCAAATGAGTAACCACTGGTACGATAGACACGGCAATCCCTGTTACACGGTAATCGGTAAGAACGGGAAAGAGCGCGATACTACCTTAGCGGATGCTAGGCGGCTACAACTGGTTCCAAGTGTTACGACTATCCTTGATGTGCTGAACAAGCCAGCGTTGAGTGACTGGAAGGTAAAGCAAGGGATCATGGCTGCGCTTACTCTTCCACGGCTAGACGGTGAAGATGACGAGCGGTTTATCAGTCGCGTAGTGAATGACTCTAAGCAGCAAGCGATACAGGCGGCTGAAGAGGGTAATAGGATACATGCGGCTATTGAGGAATATTTTCGTCATGGTTGGGTTGGCGATAGGTATCTCACTCACGCCGTTTCTGTGTCGAATCTCCTCTCGAAAGAGTTCCCTGATGTAGACGACTGGATTCCTGAGGCGTCCTTTGCGTCCCCATTAGGATACGGCGGAAAGGTTGACTTGCACAGCCCGTCTACTGGAATAGTCGTTGACTTCAAGACTAAGGACTTCGGGCCGGGGGATAATAAGAAACTGGCGTACGATCAACATTATCAGTTAGCCGCGTATCAGGCCGGGTTGATGGATGACATGATAGGGCTTGAGAGATGCGCTAATATTTTCGTATCAAGGACACATCCCGGACATGCTGAGATTTACGTATGGACTAAAGAGCAGATAGACGATGGCTGGCGAGTATTCGCGTCTGCGTTGGCTTGCTGGCAAGCGATCAAGGGTTATGTGCCGGATTTGAGGGAGCTGAGGCGTGAAGAATCCGTTTAGAACTAGGTACAAGATAGAGCAGCTTGAGAGTGGAAACCTTGCTGTCAGAGTGAAATATTTTTGGGATATTTTCGGCTGGATGAGCCTTGACGTTGTAAGTTATATGGATGAGGCCATGGCTGTTATTGAGAGAGACAAAAAGCCATATAAGCGCGTGACGGTGTACGAAGAATGAATAACGACACCGTGGAAATGATAGCTGTCGCGGTAGCTACTGCGATGGCTGAGCAGAAAGATGGTGATAGACTATGGAGCGCAAAGACGATAGCCGAGTACATGGATATCGGGAACTATCGTCAGGTCTTAGACCGTTACGCGCCACATCCTGATTTCCCTAAGGCTATACGTGTGCCGATAGCTGGAGGGGGAAGGGGTCAGCCGCGATGGAAGGCAAGCGAGGTTAAGGCGTGGTGGTGCAAATATCAGGAGGATCACGAATGCAGAAGGAGGCCAAGGAGTTCGTAAAGTTTGGCTATGCTGTTATAGGAGAGTTCGGCGAGATTCTTTATAACTGCAATGATTACGAGCAGGCTGAAATGTATATGTATTATGTGCATGATGAGGGACGGGAGGCAAGGATAGAGGCGGTATATTTGGCAAAATAATTACGGGCGAATTATGGAATTGACTCTGAAACCTAGTAAAGACGCCAATGTATTGCCCAGTGGCCATGCAAATTCAGTCATTTCCGCTTACTGACGCTTTACGTAACGTTCCCCCAAAGTAGTTGAAATATAAGCAAAATAAGCTAATTTAATTTTGCACAGAAGCCCACTAAATATTGCTTTATATCGCTTTTTTTGGTATAGTCTTACGTAAGAATCACGTAATCATTACGGAGGCTTACGGGAATGGCTAGTTTCAGGAAGAATAAAGCGGGTAAGTGGGAGGCTCAGATAGCCAGAAAGGGCGTCAGGCGCTCAGGCACATTTGAGACTAAGCGGGAAGCTGAGCGTTGGGCTGCTCAGGTTGAGACTGAGATACTTGGCGGCAAGAAAGGCGCAATTGACAAGACGTTTGGCGACTTGCTAACAAAGTACCGCGAAGAGGTTGTGCCGGGCAAGGGTGGGCCTGATATAGAAGATAGGCGTATATCTAGGCTGCTGAAGGATGACATAGCCAAACTCAAGCTGCGTGACTTCAATGCATCTCACATTGCTGCATGGCGTGATAATCGCTCAAAGGAGGTTGCGCCTGCCACGGTAATGAGGGATATGTCAACAATGTCAGCGGCTATCACAAGGGCTGTTAAAGAATGGAAATGGCTGGATCACAACCCGTTTAAAGATGTGGAATGGCCCAAGCCCCCTCCTGGCCGTGATAGACGGATAACCGAGGACGAGATGGAGAGAATCCTTCTGTGCGCCGGTTATCAGTATGACGAAAAACCGGAGTCAGTAAGGGCTAGGACAGCGGCGGCGTTCCTGTTCGCTATAGAGACTGCTATGCGGGACGGAGAGATAGCCTCTCTCACGATGGAGAATGTCTTTGTAGAGAAGAAATACGCGCATCTAAGGACAAGGGATGCAGACGGGTATAACAAGCGTAATGTACCGCTATCACCTGAAGCGTTACGGATCATCAAGCAAATGGACGTTAAAGAGGGATCGTTATTTGGCTTGACCGCGCAGCAGATATCGGCAACTTTCCAGAGACTCAGGAATGCTTGCCTGATAAACAACCTTACTTTTCACGACTCACGGCATGAGGCTATAACGCGACTTGCTACCGTGAAAAAGATTAACGTGCTTGACCTAGCTAAGATAACGGGCCATAAAAAGCTGGATCAACTTATGACTTATTACAACAAGTCGGCAACCGATATAGCGGAGGGTCTTTGAATCTGTGGAATAGATGGAACCGTACTGAAGGCGGCTATGAGTGGCTAGATATTAGTCAGATAATAGCGTTTATATCAGTGATTATTGTTTTCGCTGTGGTTATATTGGGGGTTATGTGGACAGAGTAGGGTTTGAGAAGTGGCTCGCAGAGAACTACTGCGATCACGAAAGCAGAGAGAAGTATCACGCGCTGGAAGGTTACAAAATGCGCCAGCCCGAGATTGACGCGCTCCGAGAGGAACTAAGCGCCTCCCTCCGCAGTGAAAGATTGCTCAAAGTTGAAAACGCCGCGCTCAAGGCCGAAGCGGAGAAATGGAAACGGCTGCTAGAAGATCACGCGGTTTCTAAATACAACTTCGAAACAACAGTCGAGCGAGAAACAATGAAGGAGCCGAAATGAAAATACCAGAAGGATGGCCGACAGATGTGATGATCGAAGTAGGCGCCAACGTTATATCTGCTGCTGGACGCTGCGATACTTGGGATAAAGCAAGCGACGCCGCAAAACGAGTGTACAAGGCGATGAATGAGCACGCCCCGACACCGCCAGCGCAGGATGAGCGTTTTGGGGTAGCTGCAATGATTATGCGCGATGTATGCGAGCTGCCGCAAGACGACCCCGAAGACCCGCAAACTATTTGCATCAATGAGGATACTTTGCAAAGGCTCATTGGCGAACATTTGGCACCGCCAGCGCAGAATTATGAGGAACAGCCGGACGGCACGATTACCCCTGTTGATCCTTCGGATAGCGGGATAGGTGTTTTGACACCGCCAGCGCAGGAGGCTGAGCCGGTTGCCTACATCGACAAGCGCGGTAATTTTTGGTCGACTGATCGGGTAAAAGCCGAATTAGAGGATGGTAACTTACTTGATCTTAAGCCACTCTATACCCGCGCCCCATCCGATAAACTGCGGCAGGCGGTGGAGGAATTAATTAAGGCATATGAGGACGGTGACGAGACTTATCTGTACAACGCGGTACAAGACCTCCGCGCCGAGCTGGAGGGAAAATCGTGAGGGTATCTGAGCTAACGGGGCCGCTACTCGATTACTGGGTAGCGAAGGCGGAAGGATTATACCGTCCTGAGATATGGAAAAACCACTGGGAAAGCGGCCCGAAGTGCATGTACCAAACCATGAGTACCCACGAGATATACTCCCCTTCCACCGACTGGTCGCAAGGCGGGCCGATTATTGAGCGGGAGAAGATACGGTTCGGAGACGACTACGATCCTAAAGCCATGCGTTGGGTTGTTTTTGCTTATATCGGAATGGGAAAGCCGTCGTACGGAGATTCCGCATTAGAAGCCGCAATGCGCGCTTACCTTGCCTGCAAGTTCGGAGAAGAGGTTGCTGATGAATGAATTCAAAGTAGGCGACCCGGTAGAGAAATGCTCTGGCGATTACCACCTGGAAGGCGTCGTTGTTGCGGCCTTCGTGACCCTTGCAGGTAAGGAAAGGTATGTGGTCGAACACACGCCACTTGCGCCGGGAATGCTGCATATCTACGGGCCGGGGAATCTGAGGAAGCTGCCATGACGAAACGTGAACACTTCGAACGCTGGATGAAAGATCATCATCAGCGCGTGTCGCTGGACTACAACGGGGAAGGCGACTGCTACCATTGCGGCTTCGCAGACTTAGCTTATCGAGCGTGGCTCGCAAGCCCCAAGACGCGCCCGACTGAGCCGAGCAAGATCACTAAAGAGCAGCTAGACGCGATGAAGGCTGATACGTCTGACATAGTTGACCATTTGCGCGGTATCTATCCGGGGATAGCTGATGCGTATCCGGTAACGCCGTTGATGATGAAGGCGGCTGATGAGATTGAGCGGCTGCGTGAAGAGGTAAAGGGGTATGAGATGCGCCCGTCCGGTATGCAGGTAGATAAGGACGAGAACGGAAACGTTATACTGCACTTCTCATAAACAAAACCCGCCGAAGCGGGTTAGTCGTTATGTCTCCTTCCGTAAGGCTTCCCGTCTTTCATGCGGGGAGCTTTATCGGCCTCTCTTCTAAAGCTATGCCCGTCCTTCTTTCCCTTCCTTCCCGCTGGCTTTCCGTTCTCGATTATGTCCCTATGTTCTTCATACAGCTCATCCGGGATAGCCTCTACACTTTCTCCAAAAGTTGTTTTTTCTGGAAACTGAAACTCAATACGCTGGTTTTTGGCTATCACATTTAAACATTTGGACGGAACCTTGATGTAAGGATAGCCATCTTGCCACGTGCCTTTTAGATAAAGAGGCGGATGCTCCTGTTCTGCTCCTGTTTTTTGTAGAGTCCATCCGGCTGGATCAAGCCGGAGTATGCCTCTTTTGTTAGTTTCATCAACATCAAGAACTACCCTGTCTTTATCACGAAAACCTGCTTTTTGAGCAACAATCTTACCTATGCGGAAAAACATGTATTCTTTTCCGGTTATTAACCCGATCCTGAACTCAAGATTACCCTCTCTGTTAGGACTCTCTTGATACCCCCTTCTTCTGCCTTCCGCTTTAAGTGTCTTAAACATCTTGCTCTCCCGTAAGTAATGGAGAACATGTTACACGCTAGTTTACGTGTGTGTCAACTACTTTTAATTGCTCAACAAGCCAGTCAGCACATAAGTTACTCTGATTTATTGCTTCATCCCTTGATTTAGCGAGTTCAAGTATTCCTGTTTCAAGGCGTTCCAGCGTTCCAGCGAGTCTGGATTCATCCGTTTTAGTAACTGTTTCGGCGGAGCTGGAAAGGGCGGGCATTGCACTGCTACCGGCTTTAGTGTCTCGCATCCGGTAAGCAGCATACTTGCGATCAAGATCACTTTGTAGTTTATCATTCTGTTCAGTCAAATCCTTCGTTACTGAGTCACGTTTAGCTATCTCTTCAAGGTTCCTTGCTTTCTGTGCGTTTGCTACTGCGTGACTCTCTGCTACGAATGCTCTATGCTTCGCATCACACACATCCAGCCTTTCTTTTGTTACCCATGCGTAACCAGATACCCCCAAGAGCAAAAGAATCACTCCTAGCAGGATGTAATGGATCGGATTAAAGGAAAACGGCATTACTCTATCTCCTGCAAATGCCTCTATTTGATTTGTATGGAGGACTGGGACGCATTATTTTTCTCCGGCAATACCTAAGCATACCTAGGGCTAAAATAATCGCTATAAAGTGGCTATACGGAGCAGGACTCGCCAACGGAGTACAGCGCCTTCCCCGCCTTCGCTCTTTTGTATCCTTTCTTCAGCCCTAGAGACTTCATGTAAGCGTAAAACTCTCTTACTTCGTCAGATGTAGGGAATTCACCGAGCGCACCTAGCAGCTCATATTCTCCGTCATTGATAAGCACAGTCATAACGTAGTTGTACGGGCCGGGGATATGTTCAGTATCATCATGGACGCGGATAAGCCCTACCGTGGGAGAGAGCCAGTTAAGTGTGGCTCGTTTGTATTTCCAGTCGTATTTATAACTCACCTTCACAGATTGCCCTCTCTTCTTTCCTGCGGTTGACAAGCCCCTGTAGCACACGTCCGCCTTGACGGTTCCAGCGTGATATCTCAGCGCAAGCCTCAGCGTATTTCTCTTGATTTAGCAGTTTGACTAACGTTGATCCACAGAAGTTAGCAACTCCTATGTTATACGTGAGACTGACATACGCTGAGAACTCATGCTGATATAATGGGACTGTTACGCACCGCCTGACGCCCTGAGCGTATACCGAGTCTACTTCGTCAAGCAGCCTATTGAGTGCGCGAACAGGGGTTGTTTTGTCTCCTAGCTTAACCCCTTGCGTTGCACCAAACCCGATAGTAGGAACATCTCCGGGGACGGGAATATATGCTGCTTCTTTGTACCCCTCCTGAGTTGCTATCACTACAAGGATTGCGGCAGACACTATCCAGCCAGTCGCTACGCGCCTATCCATTCTTCTTTCTAGGGAGCTTATCCCTGACAAATACATACACTTGCAATACGGTATAAATGAATGTCCCCCACGCTATCAAAGTTGGAAGGCTTTCTGTTACCCAATGAAACGCTGTTACAACCCACAACAAAAACACCTTGACAGACGCGGGGAATTCATCTTTCATGTTAGAAGGCCAGTAAGAGTCCAAT